ATTTGGTGGGTGCTTTGGTTGTTGGGGAACTAGCAAACGATAATAATTAATCTATCTCTATATGTAGAAAAGACTCTAAGGCTCGTTCCTCGTGGTATATACTGGGTGGGTTTAATGTTGTTGATGACATGTGACCGTCTATGTGAATGTCGAATGCTTGAGAACATCTAGCCTCCTGTCTCGTGTTGGAGTCTACGGAATGCACGATGAGTGGACTAAACAAATGCAAGTCACCTCTTATGTTTTCTACCCATCCCTTACCTTGATACCATGTACCGTATTCTCTATGGTCGTTATGACTAAGGAATATATTACCGCTAATCATGTGTTGGTTTACGATAGGAATGATGTGTTGTTGTGACTTATCTATTTCCCAATCGTGTTCCCCTATTTGATTTAACTCTAGACCCGCGTGAATGTGGGGTCTTATGCCTTCGCCTTTGTCCCATCGATTACACCAACTCTTAATAAACACATCCTTGCAGTCTCGTGTGTCTACGAATGACATGATTCTTTCTATGAGATTGATACCCAGTTCGTCTTCGATAAGAGGTATCCAGTTATAGGTGGAATGTAGTGCAGTGAGACCAGTGTATCCATCGGAGTCTGCCCATACGATATTCTCGGGTGAGAATTCTTCGATAAGTTGTGTGTGATGTGTAGAAATAAGTTCTACAATGGAGTCACATTCGACTTCACTGTAGAACTTTGGTATGACTATGTGATAGTCTTCGGATTGTCTTATAGAACCCACAGTTCAAGATACCTGTCGGATTTAGGGTCTTTCCCTTCTCCTTTTAAATGTAGAAAGCTACATTGTTGACTGATATCTCTGTACTCGTGTTCAAAGGTAATGAATTGTGCTTGTTGGTCTCCACCAAGTCCTCTCCATTCTCCTTCATTCTCGAATGATGGTCGTACATTGGTTTCCCATTTCTGATTCATTTCCAAGTTTGCAAACTCATCACCAATAATGTATTGACCTACGATACCATGGTTAGTGTTTAACACCATACCTTTGTTCTCTGCAATTTGGTCTTCGATGTATTGCTGTACGTTTGCACCATACTTTTCTTGAATGCCTGCTTTGTCAGCGAGGAAATTGTCGATAATGTACTTACCATCACCTTGTACCCAGCCACAGAAATGTGGGAAGTATTGAGTATCCCCATCTTCCATCCAGTTTCTTTCTTGAAAGAAGAATGATGTATTATTCTCTTTGATAGCTGCAGTTTCTTCATCTGTGAAGGTGAAGTTGCATTCGTCTGTAGTACCTTTAGAAGGTAGACCTTCGTATATGACGGATGTACACATTTGTCTTGCAACGACTCTTGCATTGACATAGGTACACTTAGATTCTTCTCTAAGTCCCTTCATATCTCCGTCCCATAGTAAGACTTGATACCATTCGTCATGAATGATTTCGGGGTCTTTCATTAATGGGATAACACGGATGCCTTCATCAAGACCTGTAGGGTCATCGGTATAGCAAGATAACCTTGCGATGGACATACCGTCATTTGTTAGACTTCTCTGTCTGTCTAACGATAACTTTAATCGATTTACATCTTCAGATGTAACTCCAAGACCATCGGTCTTAATTGTAACCACTTCAAACATTTAACACTCCTATAAAAATAATATATTTGATTTCTGATTTTATTTAGGGTATAAAAAACCCTTCATACTTCTATTATAAGATATATGAAGGGTCTCGTCAACTGGCTATTTAAACATTTCTTCTACAAGAACGTGTATGTCACCACTCTTCATCATATCGTTAAATTTGTCTGCTAGTGTCCTAAGATACGAGGCAGACAATGATGCGTAATATTGCATTTTTATCTCCTATATTTGTCGTAACAATCTGATACTCGGACTTCGAACTTAATCTACTTACTCTTGTATCGTACTTGTTACATAAGTGTGACATTTATGTGTCACACTTATATATAGGTGAATCAACAACTTAGAAGTTGTATAGTAATCCTACTGATATACTATCTGCAACTTGGTCTTCGAACACATCTTGACCAATCATACCTGTTAAGGTAAAACTCTCATTCAAGTCATAACTCACATTGAGTTGACCGAATGTATCTTCACTGTCATATAGACCACCAACCAATGTTACGTCCAATACTGGAATGAACCATAGGTCATATCCAATCTCGGCATAGTTATCATTCGTATCAATATCTTGATAGTATGATAAGGATAGGTTGCCAATATCTGCAGCTGCATATAACTCTTCAAAAGATTCCACTGACCCATCGTATGTATATCTGATATACCCAACGTTCAATGTTACCTTGTCGGTTATAGGTAGTAATAGACCACCATAGAAATCTGTCTCACTGGTTGCATCATCAAACTCAACGTCTGAGTTCCATGCACCAACATATAGTCCAGTTCCCTCGTGAAGAACCAAACCACCGACTGACAATGCTGGTTGGTTTCCTTGTGAGACACCTCTCCATACATAGTCTGATTTATAACCTATCTCACCAGTGAAAGAAAATGATGGTGTTGATTCCACCCCTGCTCTTTCATCTGCTAAGACTCCAAATGACATTACTGTAAACAATAATGTTGCTAATATATTTTTCATATATTCTCCTTTTTTTATTATCATGATTTTATTATCATGATTAGTACTGGTGGAGCTAGAGGGAATCGAACCCACGACCTACTGATTGCAAACCAGTCGCTCTCCCAACTGAGCTATAGCCCCAGTAAACTATTCTTTAATTTGTTTTGTCTTTCTTGACTTATAGACTTTCTTTTTAGACTCGTCTATGTTAGGTGTAGATTTATCGTCTGCAACAAAACGACCTTTCTCGTCTCTTGCTCTGACCCATTCAAATCCTAACCAGTCTGTGAATTTATCCCAAAATGCCATAAATTACTTCTCCTTTACACCGTTTTATAGTGTACGTTACCTGCTACCGATATCCTTTCACCTTGTGGGTCATGGAATGGGTAGACAGAATGATTCAACCACGATGGGAAGATAAGTATATCTCCCTTCTCGGGGTAATGTGACATGGATGTCCAATTCATAAAATTGTTCTCTCCATAATGTAAGTCTATATGACCAGCAAGTGGTCTAGACTCTTTCGTTGTGGCCCTATCAAATTGATTATTGATAGCGACATCTCGTTTGATGGTGTTCTTTGTGTAGAATACGAAACTAAACATACCATCATGTGCATGAATAGGATTGTATTCAAATTCTTTCTGTAGATTAACCCAAAGGCCCTCTATTTGCAGCTGTTCACTGTAAACTTCCATACCTATCTGTTGGGCCCATGTCACTACATGGTCTAGAATGTGACTCTTTGTATTCTCGGTTACTACATCTTCAATGGATACTTGTGTATCAACTCTACCAGCAAGTAAGTCTGCACCTATCTTGTGGTCTTTGTTGTATCTACGTGATTCTATATCTCGATTAACTTCATCGATGACATCCATATCCATCTTTCCAACCCAAACTGGTGGGCCGAATGGTGTGATGAGTTCACCTTCAGGGCTATTCTTCATCTGACCTCTTTTCAGTAAGGACTGCATGTGGCAATCCATTCTTTCTTCTTCTCACGAACTCGTTTGCAATCTTCTGACGCAATTTACCTTTCCCTCGTTGTGTAAGTATCTTATTGTATTCTTCAATAAGCTCTTTCAGTGGAGTAGATTTCATATAATAATGTGTTACTGAAACTTTTCCTGTTCCACGTGCAACGGTTTTTTGGGTTGGTTTAAATTTTGTCGGCATTTTGCTCCTTGGTTCGGGGTTTATGTTTAACATGCCAGTCATGACTACAATATGCATCACAAAAAACATGCACTGGTTTTTGGTTGATTGGTGTGTGGTATTTGACTTGTGTCATATCTAGTTCTTTTTTACACTCACTACATTTAATCTTGTTCATCGAAGTCACTTCCTTCTTCGTTATGTCGTTTAAACCATATTGCTAGAACGTATCTTTCACCTTGAAAGAGAGGTTCCACTCCATGCCACCTTTCAGTGGAATTGTTGAATGCAACCATGGTTCCTGTTCGTGGTTGTAAGATATGTCCTTCGACATTCAAACGTCCACCTTGATAATTGTCATTCAACATAAAGATTGTTGTACCTGTATCATCTTGGTCTGCTTCATCTTTATGCCATTGGAACATTGTATCCGTTGGATATTTCATTATCGTAGCATACGTTATTTCTCCAAACTCTGCAGTTTTAGGAAGATATGGCTCCACTAAGTCTAGAACTTCCTCGAATGGTGTAGTACCTTGTTCCAGTACAGTCACATCGTGTCCAGTACGTGGATGTTCGTATCTCCATGATTTATCCATAACAGACAGTTCTTTGGCACATATCTGTCCATTATCCTCTTGGAAAACTTCGGATATTACCATTCTATCCATTACATTTATAATAACATCACATGACTCTTGTGTCAATACGCTATCTGCAATCATTAGTAGATTGGATGCAGTCTCCTCATACTCATGTGAAGCATCTTTGACTACTTGTGTACTGACTACTAGTTTTCGTATCGGCATTATCTGTCTCTATGATTTGGTACAGGGTGGAAGAATCTCACGTATGAGTATCTCCATTTGTCTTCACAATATTTGGTGTAATCATCTATCCATGCACCATGTAATTTGTTACCAGTGAAAATAACACATGTGTTGTATTTGGCTGGTATGATGTAATCAATCTCAAACTCTTCTTCAACTGGATATAGAACACCCATATGTTCCATGTTGGTAATCCACTCACCTTTATATACTGCAGTTCCACCGCTCTCTTCTTTATCCATGTATACTAACATATTCAATGTGGACTTATCATCGGGTGTGATGAAATCACTGTCGATGTGTGGGTAGTGTTGCATTCTAGTATCAAACTCTGTTATTGTTTGAAAACAATTAAACTCATGAATCTGTTTGTAGTCATAGTCTCCTGTCCACCAGTATTTTCTACATAGTTCTAGGATTCTATCCATTTCATTAATCCCGACTCTAGTAGGATGTCCTATCTTGTCTGTAATACGACAATCATTGTATACGGTACCATTGGGTGAATCTCTTTCTGTAGAGTATTTCCACATAGGGTACTGTCTACTTGAGATGTGGTCATATATGTCTTCGGGGTTCTCAAAGAAATCGTGTATTGTGAGAACACCATTCTCGAATTCATAATCTAGTTTGGGGTTGATTGCATACAGCTCATCAAGTGCGTAAGTCTTTTTCATAATATTATTTATTTGCCGTCAAAAAGGTGACGATATGACATATTGTCACCAGTAGTATTGCTGTTGAATTGTTCTCTTAGTTTAAGGTTGAATGATAGTGAATATCTCAGTTCTTTGCTTTCTGATTCCATAGACGGTGGAACAGCATGCATCAAATAAGACGGCCAAAGTAGGAAATCACCAGCCGTTGGGTAGAACATCATATCAGACTGAAATCCAGTACATCCAGTAAACTCCATATGGGGTTTATCATTGAACGTTCTCAAATCCTCAACTCCATTATGTACATGACATGCAGCCATGTTAGGATTCCAAAACTTGATTGGTCTGTCGGATGAATTGATATACCATGTACCACTCATATGTGAATCTACGTGATTGTGTATTTCGTGTTGATGCTCTGCATCATATCTGTTGACCCATGCAAACAGATGTATATCGTCTCTGCAGTATTGTCTAACATCTCTATCGAATTGTGTTCTTACGAACTCGATATAGGTATCTTTGATTGTGTTTGAGAAATCCTTGAACCATGGTAAGATATGAGTTTGAGTTCTTATGTCCTCATCAAAGTATGATGTGTAATTAGACAACTTGTCCTTGTTACTCTTTCCAGCAACATGGTCAATCAACTTGTCTATATCTCTCTTCACCAAGCCTGGTGAGTAATCTAATTGACCCCTCAAGAATGGTGTCGCAAACATAGGTATCACCCTATGTCGTGCTGGTTGAAACTTCTGTTGGTCTTGTTTCGCTGGTTTCATAGTTTAATCGCCAATAATAGTAAAATTGATATTAGTAATATGTTTGTCATGAAGATACCGATTGCAAGAATGGTATGATACCAAATCCATCTTGTCTTGTACGCATTCTCAATTGATATGTCGTTGGGGTCAACATCATCTTCCATCATGTCGATTTTTTTAGGTTCTATCGACACATCATACACGATTTCTTTATCTTCTTGCCAAGCCCAATCTACAAATTTGTCAAACCACTTAGTCATCCGCCTTCTCTATTTTAACTGCAACCCCCTTCTCATTTCCTTTCGGGGTTTTGATAGTAACGTTTCTGTAGTATACAACTACTTCACCTAATTGCTTTATGTATCGTTTGAGTTCTTGCATGTTTGCACTCATGACCTCATAGTCTCCTATGGTAGTCGCAACGAATACAACCTCACCACCATTCTGTTCTTTCATTTCATCTAAGAAATAATCAAGGTGTGTGTAACCAACTGGCCACTCGGGATTGTCTCTGTCCTCAAGGTTACATGTCTTAGGACGTTTAAGTTGTTCTACACCCTCTTCATCGAACTTCTTAGGGTCAAATGATAGGGTCTTTCTGCATAGGTTATCTTTCTTTGCCTCTGATACAACAAACCATGTAGGTGCAGTCATTTCAATAGGTCTTGGTAATGTAGGTTGAATGATATCTATTTCAATAGGTGCAGATACAACCTCAATCTGCTTGGTTCCTAATAAACTACAACCACTAATCGTCGCGATTAGACTCGTCAAGATTATAAATTTCTTGTGTATCATCTTCTATTCCCTCAAATACTCTATCAGTTCCACGATTGAACTTACCTGTCATTATACCAGGCTTTGCAACTGCAAGAGCGTTTAAATTATGTCTTTGGAATATCTGTAGATACTCCGCCTTTTCTGCTTCAATCGATGCATTTTTACGACTCATGTTTTGTAATGCTTTACCCTGTTTCTCAAACTGTTCTTTCATTACTTCCATAGCACGTTGTTGTTCTTCTACTGCAGCTTCTAACTTAATGTTATTTTGGGTAAGTGTTTGATTCTCATTATACAAAAAGAAACAAAACAATCCCACTGCTACTAGAAGACCCATAGTTAATTGATTCATTAATCTATCTCCTCTATTTTTACTTCAAGTCCTTTGACCGAACGTATCTCTACTACGTTCTTGGTTTCATAGTCTTTGAATTTTAAATGTTTCGGTCTATTAATCATGACATTTCTTGATACATATTCCGACTTGTACATATTACCACCTTCCGATTGACGGTAGATTGTAATCTTGTATTCTGCTTTGAATAGGGATTTCAGCCATTCCCAAATGACCCATACCCCTCTACGCATGAATACTCCTATCTTTTTAAGCATAGTCTATCCATCCTGTTATTATTTTCTTCTCTCCCTTCAATGGTGGGTTGCCTCTATGCATATGCGTAAAACCAGCAGGCCACAATACAATGTCACCTCTCTTTGGTTTGATACGTAATGATTGATATAGGAATTCTAACTCACCCCCCTCTTCCACGTCATTTAGGAAGATTGCCCATGCCAGTAGGGATTTACTGCTTGATGGACAATTACAATGTTCACAATGCCAGACATGATATCCTTGTTGTGGTAGTGTCTTTTGAATCTTTGCACCACTGACCATAAGACCCCTGTAGTTGTCTCGGACTGGGTACTTGTCAAACCAACTATCAATTACCCCACCTTCCTCTTCGAAGATGTCTAGTAATCGATTCATCTGACCACCGAAATATGATTCGGGTACTGAAGTGATGCTGATTGCATCGTCTGATTTGGATGTAATGATTTGTGTATCGTAGGACTTTCTTGGTAGTGTTAAACCACGGTCTTCACACTTCTGATATATGTCTAACACATAGTCAATAAACTCATCCGTGGCAAAACCTTGGTATAACAGAACATGCTCACCCAAGTCTTCTATAGTTCGTTCTTGTTCTTGTTGTTGTCGATGTATTTCTCGTCTCATAATTTTTATATACCAAAAAGTATGGAATTAATCCATACTCTTATTTAGTGTCACTGTAAAACGGTGGCACCCCCGAGAGGACTTGAACCTCTAACCTACAGCTTAGAAGGCTGTTGCTCTATCCAGTTGAGCTACAAGGGCATTATTCACCGTTTCTTAACTCTTTCAACTGTGCAATAGTATCTTCTGCACTCGTGTGAAGGATACCTATTCCACCATGTTCTACCCATGCATCAAGGTTCTTTTGTCTGTCATCAATAAGGACACTCCCTTTGATTGCAAACATACCTTTTTGACTACCAGTCATAGTACAAGTGACTACCACTGTTGGACTCACATGTTCTTTAATCCATTCGTTCTTATCGAACACTACTAATTCTCTGTTGACAACACCAGCTGCAGTCAATATCTCCCAAGGAAGGTTTGTATGTCTGATATAACCAATGAGGTCATACATATCAGGCAGAGGTGGTAACATTCTGAACAATCTTTTGTTCGTTAACTCTTCCTTCCTTTCGTCATAATCGTTATGACCTTGGTCGGTGTTAGGGAACTCTCTCCCTGTCAATGTTTCAACTCCAGTGTTGAAATCGGCTAGTACTCCATCCATATCGATGAAGATTCTCTTTACTCTTTTATTTTCCATACGTATAGTATAACCTAAAACAGGGGCCATTGTCAAGGCATTTCGGGCCTATTCCCAAAATATTTTGTATAGTTTTTCTTCCTTTGCATATGCCTCACGCTCCCATGGTTGACGGCTATAAGGGGTTGTGGAATAGTCTTTTTTCTTCCAATTCTGTTTAATTGGACTCAATTGTCCTGTAATGAACTGTTTTGCATGGACTAATTCGTGTGCAAGGTTCAACATCTGCTCCTCTAAGGAGAACTTTAGATGCCCTGAGCATCGTGCTAGGTCGATTTGAACCCCATTTCGGTCTCCATAACAGTGTGCATAAGCTGATTCTTCTAGGGTGGTTAGAACGTTTAGTTCTATTCTTATATCTTTACGTAATCTGGGCGATAAATAGGCAATACATGACTTAATATAAGTTCTGATACGCCGTTTTTGTGCAATTTGACCATTAATTTGAATGTCAATCAAAGGGTATATTTCCTTTCTCTGTAGTCGTGCCATAATTATATCAAAATTGCTAGGTCATTGTCAAGGCCTTATTCGTCTTCTTCTAACTCCTCTTGCATATCCTCGTCAATCTCTGCACCACAGAAGGGACAATGGTCTATTCCATATGGGTGTGCATCCATCTCATGAATGACTAAACATTCAGATTTACAATCCGAACAATGTATCCTAATCTTCAATTTTTTCTCCTACTATTTCATTAAAAAAGTTGTCATTTGACTTGGTTTTCCCATCAATAACACCATAAGGCAGTGTTCTACCCTCGGGTATGTCATTATTGAAGAAATCCTCTCCACATGTATATACTCTGACTTCGACTAAGTCCTTATCGACTGTACGTGCAATATGCTCTAATCTCATATCATCAGCCGTTTGTTGATGTGGTCTTCGTAAGTATACGTGAACAGAATTCATTAGTCTTTTACAAACTCTGCAAGTTGGTCATATCCACCAATAGCATTTCCATCCACTCTGATTTGTGGAAATGTTCGTGCAGTTGGAAATTCCTCAAAGAGTTCTTCTCTAGTGAAATCAGTATCCAACTGTTTATAAGTGTATTCTAGTCCTTTCTGTTCACATAAAGCTTTTGCTTTATCACAGAATGGACATTGTGTTTTTCCAAATATTTCTATCATATTAAAATCCCGTTATTCTTGTTAAATGTTTAAATTCCACACACTTAGAACATTCCCCACATTGATTTGGGTAACCCAAAGCGCATGAATTGACTAGTGTTCTGATTTCTGACGGTATTGAATTCCACTGGTTTAACTTAGTCTGACCACCTAATGGTGGGTAAAGTCTGTAGTTGTGGTTCTTATTCATCAATCTCGCATAGAACTCAAACACCATTTGAAATTCCCATGCACGTGGTACCCATGGCCAATCAGAATGATGCTTGTGGTCATCAGCATAATTTATCATTCCACTGTTGACACCCCAATAGTATTCCTCTATATGTGGGAACTGAGTCAACGCACTTAAACATGCGACTGACCAGTGTCGTGCAGAATGAAAGTATTCTTCTGACCTTTCTTCATGGTCATATTTAGGATGCTTATGAGTAATCAAATCAACATCCAGTATATCACATATTTGTGTAATATTACTATGTAGTTGATTTGCTGTCGTGATAGGATTGTCCCATAGTGAATGCAGGGCAATAGGTTTCTTACCTTTCTCTACACACCAGTTCAATAATGCAGTGGATTCAACTCCACCACTAAACATAACAACACAATCGTGCATTACTCTTCCTTAATAAAAATCCCATCGACCATACGTCCCTTACGGTCTTTGATGTCATGATATGCAACATTTAGACAATGTTGTAGACCTAGTCCATTTCTAGCTGCAATGTTAATTAATACGACAATGATGTCACCAATATCATCGGCTACATCTTTTTCTTTACAGACATTGTCCGATAGTTCACCCACCTCTTGGATAAGTTTACATACTTGGTCTTTATCTGTTGCACCTTCAATAAGGTTTCTGTCGTAGTGCCATTTTTCAATGCGTTCAATTACTGATAGTAAATCTATGTCGGTAGTCATTATAACTCAAAATCCTCAAATGTAGAATCATCTACGTCCTGTTTGATGCCACCAATAAGATAGGATTCAATCTCCGTCTCTTGTGGGGCGTTTTGCAATCCTCTACTATTGAACCAATGATTAGTCCATGGTAGTGGGTTGTTCGTTGATGAGATATCGAACAGTGGGTTGAGTCCCAATGCACGTAATCTCTTGTTTGCTGTGTATTCTACGTACTGACCAAGCAGTGCAGTAGATAGTCCAATCATAGAACCGTCCTTAAATAAGAAGTCTGCCCATTCTTTCTCTTGGTCTACTGCATCACGGTACATTGCATATACCTCATCCTCAGTCTCTTCCATAATCTTCAACATATCTTTATCGTTCTCTTGGTTCTTATATGCTTTCAGAATGTGTTGTGTGATTGCTAGATGTTGTGCTTCATCCCTTGCAATAAGAGATATAATCTTTGCACTTCCTTCCATCTGTTTTAACTCTCCGAATGCAAATGAACATGCAAAGGATACGAAGAATCTAATTCCCTCTAAGATGTTAACTGATACTAGTGCAAGGTATAATGCTTTCTTAAGCTCATATTCATCTACTTTAAGACCTAGTAATTTACGTCTTCCTAGTTCAATAAACTTGTCGTATTTTTCTGTTACCTGTTCTGCTCTAGCTACGATTGCTGGTTCATCTAGTATTGTGTCAAATATCTGACTAGGGTCACTATATACATTTTTTATAATATGAGTGTAACTTCGTGAATGAATAGTCTCCATGAAGTCCCATGTAATAATACAAGACTCAAGTTCAGGCAAGCTCACAAACGGTAAAAATGCTATGGATGGAGCTCGTCCTTGAACTGAGTCGAGTAAAGTTTGATACCTCAAGTTAGAGGTAAAGATGTGTTTTTGTGCATCAGATAGATTCTGATAATCACTTCTATCTTTCTGTAAGGATACCTCTTCGGGTCTCCAAAAGAAGCTCAATTGTGTCTGTGTTAGTTTGTCAAATATTGGATATTTGAATGTGTCAAATCTTTGGGTGTTTAACTCTTCCCCGAAAAACATAGATTCTTTTGTGAAGTCTACGTTCTTTTTATTAAATACTGTCATTTCTTTTTCTTCCACGTGTGTCTAGTTCAAAATCATCATAATTGTTAGTAAATGCACTTTTTTCATCTATATGATTAAAGTATACATCTGAGAACTCACTGAACCATTTCTTTGTTTCTTTGACATGCTCCTCATTGTTCTCATCTGCATATCTATTTGGTCTACCATCAAAGTCTAGTGCTAAATGTTCAGGGCAACCTGTATGCATTGCATTTATTTGGTTTAACTTACTGTCCTCATTCCAAAAATGTAGGAACATGTGATAGGAGTAATCACCCACTAGGTAATCTCTCCAGTGTATAACATTAGGCCCTTGGTATAGTAAAACGTCTCCAGGCTCTAGTGTTATTGGAATTCCCTTCCTTGCTCTATGTGGTAATCCTTGAGACATTTCAAACACCTCATCCATACTTGGAGAATCAACATAGTTACCATCATTCTGTACCCAAATCTTCCATGGTGCATTGTCATCTGTTTGGTAATCTAAACAAATTGTTGCACTTATTTCACATGATGGTCTATCAGTATGAGCTCTTAGATATGCACCCCTCTCATACTTTCTAGAATATGAGTATGTTTCTCTTAGACCCATGTCAATAACATTGTTCAGCTTTTCCTTTAGCCATCTATGTAGGGAAACTGCCATCGGAGTACAATAGTTTGCACGTGATTTACCTAGTGAATCTTTTGGTGAGTTTTGGGTAATCTCCGTTTCTCTTTTGAAGATTGCATCATCCCACTCTTTGTTATGCTCAATAGTTTTCCATGCATCTAGTGACATGTTGATGATATCTTTGGGAATGAAATCTCTTAGAACTACGAACCTGTCCTTCATTAAAGACCACGTCTCGGGTGTAGTTCTACCAGTTAGAAGTTTACCTTCTTGTTCTAAGTCCTTTATACAATATTCTACAGTCTTTTTCTCAAATGGCACAGGCATCGCAATCATCCTCACTTTCTGTAAAGTCACTCTGTGCAAGAGGTTCCTCTACTACATCTTCTACTTTACCGTCCATAGTATTTTGGTAATAAGAAGTTTTCCATCCATACTTATATGTATTCAGTAAATCTCTAGCCATTACTGAAACTGGTACTTCACCCTTGTCATAATTCTCGGGGTTGTAAGACCAATTGCCACTAATTGCTTGGTCAAAGAACTTTTGCATCACTGCAAGTACTTTGATATACCCTTCGTTACTATCCATGTCCCATAATAATGTGTAATTATTCTTTAATAAACTATATTGTGGAACTACCTGTTTTAGGGTGCCTTTTTTACTTTTCTTGACACTAAGGTAATCTCTTGGGGGTTCAACTCCATTCGTTGCATTAGAGACCACGCTAGAGGACTCTGAAGGCATCTGTGCAGTCAATGTGGAGTGTCTTAGACCATGCACTTTAATACATGTTCTTAGTTTATCCCAGTCACAGTTTAACACATTTGGTGTGATACTGTCAACATCCTTTTTGTAGGTGTCGATAGGTAGTATACCCTGTGAATACTTAGTTCTATCGAAGTAATCACACGCACCTTTCTCAGATGCAATTTGATTAGATGACTTCAGTAATTCGTACTGGAATCTCTCCGTTAGTTCATGTACTATTCTATGTGCTTCGGGGTCATCATACTTAACCTTGTTTTTCGCAAGGAAATGTGCAAGTCCAATGTATCCAATACCAAGACTTCTTCTTGCAAGTGTTGACCTTTCTGCAGCGACAACTGGATATTGTTGATAATCTATTAATTCTTCTAGCCCTCTAACTGCAAGGTCACATAGACTACCAAGCTCATCATAGTTCTTGATAATGCCTACGTTAATTGCAGATAGAATACATAACGCAATCTCACCTTCCCCATCGATATGACTGATAGGGTCGGTGGGTAGTGTTATCTCTTGACATAGGTTACTCATGTTAACCTTGTCGACAAAACTACTATGCGTATTGCAATGGTCGATATTCATAATGTAAATACGGCCAGTCTCTGCTCGTTCTTTTAATAAACTTGTAAATAATTCTCTTGCACTAATTTTCTTCTTAGGAATACTAGTTGCACGTTCGTACTTTTCATAGAGTTCATTGAACTCGGGTGTACCAAATGCTTCATACAATCCTTTAACATCATGTGGAGAGAACAATGTAATCTCCTCATTCTTTAGGAATCTTTGATAGAAAAGTTCTGACAGCTGTATAGAGTAGTCTAACTTTCTTACTCTGTTGTCTTCGGTGCCTTTGTTGTTTTTAAGTACCAAGATGTCTTCGATTTCTGCATGCCAGATTGGAAAGTGTACCGTTGCGCTTCCACCTCTGACTCCGTTTTGGGTACAGCTTCTAACGGTTGCTTCAAATTTTTTAAGAAATGGTATGACTCCAGTATGCTGGACTTCTCCACCTCTAATTTTACTACCAAGTCCCCTAATTCTTCCTGCGTTGATTCCAATACCAGCTCTCTGAGCAACGTACTTACCGATTGCCATGTCACTGGAGAAGATTGAGTCGAGGGTGTCGTCTGAGTCAACGAGAACACAACTTGCAAATTGTCGAAGTGGTGTTCTAACCCCTGCCATAATGGGGGTTGGGATGTTAATTTTAAATTGTGATATTGCATCGTAATATCCTTTGACATATTGTAACCTACTTTCTCCATAGTTTCTGAATAATGTCATAGCAATCATCATATACATGAACTGTGGTGTCTCATATAATGTATTACTAGACCTGTCTTGTACCAAATACTTGTCTACTATCTGTTGTAGACCAGCATAAGTAAAATCTAAATCTCTGTTGTGTCTGATAAATTTAGCACATTGTTCTATCTCTTCATCTGTGTAGTGGTTAAGGATGTCCTTATCATACACACCAATTTCAATGTTTCTTTTGATGATGTCTAATAGTGGTGGATAGATTTCTGAATCTTTCCATTTAGTATTGAACACCTGTTTCTGCACTCCAAACAATAGTAATCTGGCTGCAACGAACTGATAGTTCGGATTCTCTAGTGATATCAAATCACTTGCACTCTTCACTAGAATTTGTTGAATATCTTTTGTGGTGATTCCATCAAAGAACTGTAGACCACTGTTCATTTCTACAGATGACTCTGACACACCTGTAATTCCTTTACAAGCTTTCTCCATCATCCTATGGATTTTATCTAAGTTGATATTAGTTTTACTACCATCGGACTTAATTACTTTAAACTCTGCATTCATATTTTCTTGTACTCCATTAGTTTTAGTTTTGCCGAAAGACCTTCAAATGTACAAGTATTAATGATACCTACTATTTCACTTTGTTCCAATCCACTTACTATCATATCGTTTATATCTTTACAATCTGCAATACGTTTGTCGTCCCATATGCAAACTTTATAACCTAACTCAATTACCTCTTCTAGCTTTTTGAGTATCTCTTCATTACGTGGTTCATTATCATAAATGATAATTGAATTATCTTTGATACCATCGTCTATTTTTTTAAAGTCACTTCCCCCGACTGCGATACTGTTGGGAAGGAATAAACTATCTATAGGGCCTTCGGTGACATAGATAGTTTTTGTTTTGTCCACATTTTGTATGTTATAGATGAGTGGAACGTCATCTAGGAGTCTCATAGTAAGATATCGTAATGGTGAGTCATTGATTGCTCTGCCCGATACTCCTACAAGTTCCCCATCCTCTCTAAAGAATGGTATTACTATCCGTGGGTCGTTTCCAAGGACTCTATCCTTATACTTATCTGATAACAAACTTAGAGTTTGTGCAGAGTCGACATACCACAGCTCATCAATCTTATCATTAGGGACTAGTCTCTTTTCGAGGTAGTCACGTGCAACATGTTTCTCTTTTGCTGGAAACATAATTGCCGACAAGTCAACTTTCTTCATATTTAGTAATTCTGTTTTTGGAGTGAACTTGAAAACGTTTGCACTTGGCATCTTATGATTAGATGCGTGTTTTTTAGGTTTCTTACCACTCTCTGTTAACCATTCCTTGATGTACTCTTTATGTAGTACAGGGAAATGGTCTTTGATAAAGGTCACACTTGAAGTAGATTTACCACAATTATGACACTTAAATATAAAACTTTGTTCTACGACAAAGTGATATCCACGAGCCTTATGCTTATTCTTCTGTGAATCACCACAGTATAAACACCTGTGATTCAACGTTGTGTCTCCTTTCCATTTTGCAAGTTCTAACGAACCTACGCACATGGAGAGGTATTTTCTCTCTAACCATAGCATACATTCATTATACATGAATCCATGCTAAATTACAAGGTGTTTTTTAGGATTATTATCCGTCTATAAGTGCTTGAACACGTGCTACTTCGGTGTCCCAAGCTGCTTTAGATGTGTCATAAGATGTCTGAGCAAGAGCTCTACCATCTGTTCCTTCAGCAGGAGCTCCGTCCATAGAAGGTTCAGTTGCTACCAATTCTGCCATAAACTCTACTAAAGTCATACTATCTGAAATTGCCATTATTCTTGTTCTCCAGTTGTTGATTCCATTTCTGCTTCCATTTCTTCGAGTTCCATGATGAAGTTAGTCCAGTCATTTGACCAATCATCTTCTTCAGTTCTAATCCATTCACCTGCTACAGGGTCGTAACATGCATCCGTGTCAATGTTAGTAGACAAGTTATACTCATCTTCTTCCATATCGTTTGGTTGCATCCAACACTGATAAATACAATCCCAATAAGCATCTTCTCCAAATCCTTCAGGGCATGGGTGAGTAGGTGTCTCGGGGTGGATGTAATCACCTTCAGTAGATTCTACAAATACTACAGAATAGTCTTCAACATTCTCTTCTTTATGTGGTATTTGTCCAAGTGTATGTTCGATGTCTAGCAACATTCCACGAATGTCGTATATCATCTGTTCTATTTTTAAACGAGGGTCTAAATTGGGTTTGTTTGTGTCGGCCATTGATTTCTCCAAGAAATATTTATACTTTTATTTAGTTTTTTTGAAGGTTCTCGACCTTCTTTTTCGGTACCTGTAGAACAATTCTTTGGGTTTCTCTCAACTTTTTAGTGTGACCCTTACCCTGTAACAGTCCTAGTGATGTGACTAGTAACAGGATTGCTAGCGGGTCAAACACAAAGATTAGCATGTAAATTACCCACCTTACGGCATTGTCAAGGTACTTGACACTGTCCTCTTGTCCATACATTACCTCTGCAATATACTTAATTGGGCCTACTTCACGTTCTAATGAGAGTATAATCTGTTTACTCTCGAACATATCGTCTTTGTATCCATCTATGATATCATAAGACTCATCAATCAACAAGTTGAATTCGTCTGTTTTTTGTATAATCTCATCTGCATCACCAGTAGATGATTGTTGCAGTCTTTTAATCTCTGCATTTGCATCATCGATTGTCTTCTGCGCTTGAGCTCTATACTTATCAATGTTACTCTGTTGTTCTGATATGTCATCCCTTATCTGTTCTCTCTGAGATGATTGTTGGTCAAATAGAGTGTTTGCCTGTTCAACATAGTCTATGGTTTCTGATTCACTTTGTCTAAAAACACCCCCTTCATCGGTAGTGATGACTTCAACACCTTTGTTCCTAAGAGTGGATACAGCCGTGTCTAGCGAGGTCACAGTACCCCTTAGAGATGTTATCTGACCTTGTGCATAGTCTATATCCCCTTGAACTCTGGCCCATGCACCATCTCTGATAGTTTCCTGTTGTTTAATAGACTCTGATACATCTATCTTTCCACCACCAAGATTGTCTATTCTATCTTGATATGTTTGTATCTTGTTCTGTTCCCTTGCAATCTGATTCTCGATACGAGTAACAACGGACTGTGCTTGTGCAGTATCACCTGTTTGTTCTGAGTGTGCTTTTGATAGGTATCCAAATATACCTAGTGATGTGATTAACATGAGAACAAATACTGCAAACACTAGATAGTATTTCATGTAGTTGAGTTTTTCCCATGCAAGATGCAGATAGGCTGCGGTGACAACTTTACCGAATTCTAAAGCACCTGCCATAATTACGATACCCATGAAAGCACCAGCAAATATTGTTGCAAGTCCTAACACTGAGAAATATGCAGCTATAGATGCAATTCCTAAAGACGTAATTACCGCGAGGTAATTCAAAAATCTGTTCATAATCTATCTCTTAATGTTTCTTCTCAAGAGACCGAATAGAGCATTCGGTTCATACTTCTTATTCCTCTTCTTGAAACCGATACTACTTGCATCAGTTGAAACAGCTGCACCTGTGGCATTCATAGGTGCATCTTCGGTCTGAAGGTTGTCTTCAACCTTCTTCTTGTTCACATCAAATAGTGTACTAATATACGTCATTTTCTGTTACCAATACCCTGTCTTCGTTTGCGTAGCCGATATAAACATCAATGCCGAAGACTTTTGAATGATGTTCTGTTATTTCGACTGCAGTTTTATGTGGATGTACCACATCTAATTGTTCGAGTGTTCGTCTTAAGTGATACTGACCACCAACATGGAGTTTTCCGACTGACATGGATTCTTCTAGAACCTCTGAATCAACCTTACCTAATTCTTTTAGGTGTCTGTAAAACTTTTCACACAGTTCTTCCATTTGGTCTTCATCTAACTCATTTGTTTCTTTTAACATGAGTAATGCAACAGCATATGATGCAAATTGTGATTTACCAAATGGTACCTTGTTTATAATTTTCTTTAGATTCCATACTAAACGATGGAGAGGTGTCAAGGAAGCTTTCTCTGCAGCTGATTCGGGGTTGTTGTCGACATTCTTACCATCGACTTTTATCTGTTTTATCCTCGTTCCATTCTTGTCGATAAACCCAAATTTATATGCCTGCATTTTCTCCCAAGGTGTAGTCAACATCTTGAGTATTCTAAAGACTATTAAAGTATCTATGATTCTCATATATCTATTTAGGTGATTTGAGCAGTGGAGCTCCCAAACCGATTCGAACGGTTGACCTACTGATTACAAATCAGTTGCTCTACCAGCTGAGCTATGGGAGCTTACAATTCTCTCAATCTTTGTGCAATCACATCATCAATTGGTAGTTCAGGCCTGAAATCCTGTGTGATGTAATCTAAGTATAGTAATAGAGTTTTGATTGAAGACCAGTATCTATCTTCTTTGATTTTAAAATTCAACATTCTCATACATGCATCGTATCCAAATACGTTGAATAGACATATGAGATGATTGAGTAACAGGCGTTCTCTTAGTTCCCCACTTTCATGGTATCTAAAGAGTAATCTTTTAAAGTATCTAAATCTACGTAAGTCCTCTTGGAAGTCTTCCATGTCCTCACATTGAGGGTCATCATAGTGCTTCAGAGCAAATGCAGAAAAGTTTTTAGCAGTTAGTTTGTCAAATAGACTCATAATGTATTATAAAGTTAGTTGGTCTACCAGTATTTAGTAGACGCAACTAAAGGAGTTAGACCAATGAACCGTATACTTTATAGCTGTTGTTCATCAATCTCTCATATTTCACTTTGAGTGAAATTATTTTTTCTTCTTTTTCAAACTCATCGATAGGGGTATCGACTGTCTTCCCGAAAGTCTCACCATATTGAGAGAATGAAAGGTCAAACTCACCACTTTCATTGAACTCCACGTCATCATATTGCTTACATGATAGTCCTACGTGAGAAAGTTTTGCCTTCATTTGTTCTACTGCAGCTTGTGGGTTCATGTATTCTGAACTAGCACAATGTCCTAGTACTGCATTAATTTTTGCTTTCACAGATGAATCATCAATGTCGTATGGGGCATGCTCATCTCCAGGCCAAGCATTGAATTGCTGTTCTGCCATGAATTGATTGAATTTTTTCATAATTTTTTCCTATTATTGATTGTCGTAGTAGTTTTTATTTAACTCACCACGAACTATTGTTTCACCGACTTTTCTACACTTAATGTAGACTCTCTCTGTATTACCGCCAATCGATGTAAACGTTCTAATACCATTTGCTACAGTTCCATTGGATTCGGAGTATGTATCTGCAGTTGATTTATCTGCAGAGTTTTCATACTCCCAAATTCCGTTAGAGCCCGATACTGCCACCCAAGCCATTTAAGACTCTTATGCTACTGCAGTAATCGTTCCAGCTGCGGTACCGATACCTGCGACTGAAGTGATTGTAGAAACTGTTGAAGTTCCTTTATCTTTAATTGTACCACCGTTCAATGCAACTGCGTTAGCACCAATACTTAATACGTCATCCGCTGCAATCGCTGCATTCGCTGCACCGTATGTAATTGAGAATGTAAGTTCGTTAGAACCTGTTCCACTTGCATATGATAGTACGTGTGGGCCTCTTCCACTTCCACTACCTTGGTTACCGTTAGTAACTGATAGTTGAGGTGTTCCAGTAACGTCTACTGCTTCGTTAAATATAACTTTGGCAGATAGTGTTCCACCAGCAGATACGTCCCATGCAGTTGATACCCAATCGATATCAGTGATATCAGCAGCACCCAAAGCAGTTGTTAGACCAGAGCTTGACCATGCCACTAGGACTTCAGTCAATGTTCTACTTCCCACAACCTTCTTCAGTTCCCAACCGTGTGGTTTTGCTGATGTGTTTGTTTTATCCGCGTCACTCAACCAGTTAGGTTTTGATTCAGTTCCACTTGTATGTCCCCATAGTGCCATTTTAATTTCCTCTTTATTTTGCGACTCTTAATATAGTATCAAAAGTCTTTTTAAATGTTTTTACATCTTTTTGTAATAGACGAGAGTATTTATCACGCAAGGCAGGCTTAACAGACATTAAAGCGTCATAAACTTTCTCTGCATCCGCTGCTTTTACCTTTAACTTTTTCATGTCATCGGTTCTAATCTCGGTATCACGTTTAGTATCAACCATTTTCGATAGTTGTACTAAGATGTTTGCATCGGGTCTTAATTGCATTCCCGCTGCCTTTGAGTTAAAAGCATCGATAGCTCTATCGATAACTTCATCCTCTTGTGCTTCCGAATACTTTCCACCAGCCATAGTGCTGATTTTCTGTATCATGGCACGCAATTCTTTTTCTGATTTTGCCTTTGATACTGCACGTGCAATCTTCTTATTGCCACCGTCACTCATCATTGCAAAATCTGAAGCCTTCTCCATTACGGCATTGGTCTTCTTTGCAGCGTCTTTGATGTACCCTAATTTTTTAAGTTTTTCCTTAAAAATTTTGTATCTTGCATCACCTTTGACGCTCATTTTACTTCATTCCTTTGGTTAACATCTTATCTATTTGTGGTGTGGTGTAATCACCATTTGTAGGGTCTCCATATGAAGATTTACCTATGACCACTCTTAGAAAGTCGTTTACCTGCTTTTTATTTCCTTTGATTCTTACGTGTTTACCTAAAACTGCAGCTTTAAGTTTAAATCTTCTCGCTGCTTTTGCAATTTCCATTCCATGATAGTTTTGGTCAGATGGACTACTGAACTTTTTGTTCTTTGGGTCTACAGTAATGTCCTGTACTTCTTCTGCAAACATGTTTAGGTATGATTCACCTATGTTATCACCTTGCTTAAGATATTTCTTTGCCTTAACTCTGTCATGGTAAAAGAACTGGTAATTCTTCTTAGTCTTGTCATCTCTTACGATGTAACTCTTAGGGCCCATCTTGACGACTTTACCCATGTACTTTGCACCGTCTGCTTGATAGTAATCTACTTCTGTACCAACTTTGATTGAGTTCTTAGTCTCTGCACCCATACCATGTTTTGCAAGAACTCTATAGTTCTCTGATATAGTACTTTCATCAAGGATTGACATTATGAAGTCTTCTGCATCATGTTTACCACTGACTTCACCAGTTTGTGATGCCCAACCTAGTAATTCATCTTCTACCTTTTTAGGTAAATCTTTATTGTTGTTTCTGAATTTGTCAATATCACGTTTATATTTTGTGATAAGTTTTTTCCAGTCGTTATCTCTTGGGAACATTTTGATTACTTTTTTGTAATCTTCTGATACCATTTCACCTTCTGATATAGTTCCTTCGTTTGCATACTTAAGTGCAGACTGTACTTCTTTTGATTTAAGAATCTTATCACCAAAGAACTTCTTAATTTCTTTAGCTGCAATATCCATTGCACCACTCATGTCAAGTGCAACTTCTACTGCTTTCTTGACTTCGGGGTCACTGACTTTGTTTCTTCTGAAATAGGTAGAAACTTCTCTACCAGTAAGTTTCATCTTACCATAAGGGCCTAAAGGATTAACTTTCCCATCCTTGTCTAGTACCTTCTTTGCTTCGTGAAATAAATTCATTCTACTCTCCAAATATTGCGTATGACAAGATAGCATCTTGCATAATGATTTCTGCCATCTCTTCTCTAAACATTGTATCACCTTGGAAATCTTTCGAAAACTTATCGTGCATTCTGTTTGTTAATACAATATTCTCTTCGTAACCCATAACTTCACACTTCTTTAAGTGTCCTTGTATAAGTTTACCGTATTTTTGTGAATCGGGAAATTCTTTCTCCGTCTTCATTAATTTATCTAGGTCTTTTAAAATTTTATTTAACTTAGGTGCCTTATAGATGAATGGTTTTTCATTACCGTGTTTTGCTATAAGAGCATCTACTTGTTTGTAGTAATCTCTACTTGCCTCAGTAACAGGCTGCTTTAGATTTTTTTTTTCATCTCCAAGTTTAATGAATTTTTTACTTGGTTTTGCTTCGTCTAAACCTTCACTGAATGCAGCCATAAGAATCTTTTCAAATCCTTTGTCTTCTTTAATACCTAGTTTTTTAATTTCAGATGCAATCTTCTTGTTGATGTCACCAACTTCTTTAGTTGCAACTGGGCCTTGTGCAACTAGTCGTGCTTTTTGCATAAGAAGGTCTGAGTATTTTGCATACTTTCCAGCCTTCTCGTTAAATGTTTCTGATTCTGCGACACCGTCAATTGGTGTTGGTAGGACTTCTTCAATTTTAACTGATTCGTTTTTCGTTGGCCCGTTGACCTTACCCCTATACTTTTTAACAATCTTTTGTACATTTCTATCAGAAATAAATTTGTCTAAAGACTTTTCATCACCATAAAATTCTAAAGAATTTGGTTCATCAGATGCACCATCAAAACTAGTTACATGCATTTTCTTAATTTTACTAATTAGTTTATCTATAACTGTTAATTCATCTTTGGAAATTTTACCCTTTGTTTCGATATATAAACTAGCTTCATGACCTCTACGGTCTTTATTTTTGAAGTTTTTCATATCTCGAACATCTTCGTCTATCTTTGACTCGTGTGCATGAGGTTTGTCACCTTTCTTTTGATGGTGTTCATTTTTCTCATCTTTTCCATCCCAATTCTTATCGATGTAATCATAGAATTCTTTCTCTTTGTCACCTTTAAGTTCTGCTGGTGATGTAACACCAAACTTCTTAAGTGCAGCTTGGAAAAACTTCTTGTAGTCTCCACTCTCTAATACAATTGCATTGGCAGCTGCAAGTAAGTCTGCAGATAAACCATGTCCTAGTCCTTCAAATTTCATTGTTCTAATTCCCCTTTTTCGAAGTAGTCAAACATTTTTTCTTTACCTTGTTCATCAAGACGTAAAGACTTTGCAAGTCTACCTAACATGTTTTTTTCTGTTAATTTTTCAACTGTCTTTTCGAGAGATGTGTTCTCTTCTTTAACTTCAACTTCATCTTTGAGAGGTTTAACGCCTGCATCTCTGAACATTGCCAATAGTTTATTGTTGGTAGGTAGTGTAATCTTTTTCTCTTTACCTAACTGAACAATTAACTTTTCGAATCCTTTTGGGTTTTGTTTCTGCATTGATTGGACTACTTTGACACCA